AAAGACACAGCTTGAAATTGCCAAATCAATTGGCGTATCTCCTCAAACCTTTAATACATGGTGCAAAGGAATAGCCATTCCTCGAATGGGAAAAGTACAAGCTTTGGCTGATTACTTTAATATAAATAAGTCTGATTTAATAGAAGATAAGAAATTAAATATAGATACTGTGCCAATAGAATCCGGCTACACTATCCCAGTACTCGGTCGTGTTGCTGCTGGATATGGGAAAGAAGCTGTTGAGGAAGTAATCGGTCAAATAGAGATTTCTCCCGCTTTAGCTGCAAAGGGTGATTACTTCGGTCTGCTGATTAAGGGTGACAGCATGATACCTACTCTGTATGATGGTGATACCGTTATCGTACAACGTGTCGATGATGCCGAATCAGGTGATCTTGTGATTGCTCTCGTCAATGGACATGATGCAACTTGCAAACGATTGCAGAAATATGCAGAAGGGATTGCTCTCATACCACAGAATCCTGTATATGAGCCTATGCGTTTTACTGAATCAGAAATAGATACTACCCCGGTTAAGATACTTGGTAAAGTCATTGAAATGAGAAGAAAATTTTAATGAGGTTTTATCCCATGCATCCTGCCCTTATATATGTTAAGTCTATGATATTAAGTAGAAGGGAGTTCCAATGCGAAAGAAAATATATAATATTCTTAACCAAAATGCCATTTATGATACATTTATGTTTGCAGTCATAATTATGAGCATTATTCCATTGGCTTTTGTTAAACAACAATCCTGGATGACATTAATTGACAGGACAACTGTTATCATTTTTATTGTTGATTATATTTTACGGTGGTTCGTAGCTGATAAGCTTAGTAATAAGCTTAATAAATTTATACTATATCCACTAACTCCAATGGCGATAATTGATTTATTGTCCATTCTTCCATCAATAACATTATTGAATAGCAGCTTTAAGTTACTAAAAATTTTTAGATTATTTAGATCTCTGCGATTACTTAAGATTTTAAAGTTAGTTAGATATTCTAAAAGCATAACTATGATTTGTAATGTTTTCAAAAAGCAAAAAGAGACATTTATTACCATATTGGTCATGGCTATTACATATATTCTGGTTTCAGCTCTGGTAATCATCAATGTTGAGCCAGAAACGTTCCCAACATATTTTGATGCCCTATATTGGGCTACGATATCATTAACCACTGTTGGTTATGGTGATGTGTATGCAGTAACTACAATCGGAAAAATTATTACTATGATTTCATCTTTCCTAGGAATTGCTGTTGTAGCCTTACCGGCCGGTATAATAACGTCAGGTTTAATGGATGAATTAAGCAAATCACATGATGAATAGCATAAGTTTAAGGAGGAATTTATATGGCAATGATTAAATGCCCTGAATGTGGAAAAGATATTTCTAATCAGTCAGACAAATGTATATACTGTGGTTTTCCTATAAGAAATGAAGATATGATAGTCTGTAGCAACTGCGGAGTTCTTAACCAAGCCGGAAGTACATTCTGCTCTTCCTGCGGTAATCCTCTGGTTAAAGGTATTACTGCTCCGTCAACGGCAAAGGCACATAAATCTGCTAATAAGAAAAAACACTCAAAGAAACGACATAGTAAAGCACCTCTTTTTATGTCCATATTCTTCTTATTACTAATTTTAATAGCAGTCATTGTTTTCAGATGGGCTATTCAATCAGGCAGACTTGAAGTTGTAATAAAGGATCCTGATACAAATGAAAGCTATCAGCTCATATCAAGTAGCGGTTTGTTCAATGTTGCATTAACAATTCCTGCAGAATATGTTGAAGGCACAACTCAAAAGGAGCTCAATAAACAAGCCAAGGAAGGAACTTTTAAATCTGCCACACTGAACAAAGATGGAAGTGTTACATATGTCATGAGTAAATCTCAACACAAGGAAATGTTGAACACGCTTAAGGATTCTATCGCAGATGAACTTAATAAAATTCCTAACTCTACCGACTATCCAAATGTAACAAAAGTCGAAGCCAATGACGATTATACCAAATTTACTGTTACCACAACTAGCACAGAGCTTTCATTTGAAGAACAATTTCTTAGTATGCAGCTTTACATATATGGAGGAATGTACAATGCATTTAATAATTTAT